CTCTGCCTTTTCAAGTTCTAGCATTTCCCATGCCATAGCATTAATCCACTTGACTAGAGCCTCTTTACCTTGCTCAGTTAAATGGCTGTAGTCTCTACCTACACCGCTGTGGTAGTAGCATTGTCTGTCTTTGATAATTTCAAAGAGACCTGCGTAGATTTGTTTATGCAGTATGTGATTCATGTACTTGGCCTTTATATGGGCTATTAAGCCACTTAGCATAAGTTTCAGCTTGTTCATTGATTTTCGTAAGTTCATGGCGGGCGCAAAACTTCATAAAATGTACACCAACTTGCGGTGTGGTTGTTACTCTAACACCTTCACGAATAGTAGCATCAACTGATGCCTTAATATCGTCAGGTTGTGCATTGAGGTCAATCAATGTTACATTGCGTTTGTAGTCATCAAGTACTTTGTGTTCGACGTTATTGTGGTCAGACCAGCGACTCAACATTAGATTGTTCCACGTGAATCCTTGCTTATCACGGTCAGCGTATGCTTCCATGATACCGACTTTATTCTTAGAACCTTTCTCACGCACACCTGGGTAGGCACTGAATACATTGTCAGTAGCGTCACCACGTATACATTTGCGGAATAATACGTACTGGGGATCCTCAAGCAACTTAGGCTCTTTAGTTTTCTTATCTTTGATTGGTTGACCCTTCTCGTTAAAGTAGCCCTCCAATGTGATTAACTCATTAGTTATCCCATTATATTGTTTGCAGTTTGGTGAAATTAACTGCAAAAAATCCGTGTCCGAACTGATGATAAAATTTTCATCGTTTGGATGAAGATGGATCCATCTTGCGATGAGGTCATCTGCCTCTGCAGTGGGATTGCGAAGAATACTCACATTAGTTTTCTCACGCAAAAAAGTTGTGAATTCTTCATACGAGTTCCAGAACAGGTCGTTTTCTTCTTGCTCTGCAACAGTTTGCGATTGTGTATCAACCACACGATTCCGTTTATAAGGTTCGTAGAAGTCCTTACGCCAACTACGTCCTTCCAACATGAATACGCAATGACCAATACCGAACCGACGAACTACTTGATTGCAACTTGCAAGTGTCAAGTGCATTGCCATTCCCACTTTTTCTTCTGGCGTACTGTTGCGTGATGCCACGTGACGGGCACGGAAGAAGGTGTTTGCAGTATCGATGAGGGCGTATTTTTGTGTCATGTGTTTATTATATGCTACTATTTAGATTTTGTCAACTTTACTTGTTCCAAATATTTGTCTGGGTTTTCACGAACTTTGTTAACAAAATCCTTATCTATTCTCACCGACGGAAGATAAACTTCCTTAAGTCGTTTGATTTTCAGTTGGTGCTCTACCACTATTTTTTCAACTACACCCTGCATATAAGGTACATTGATAAAAGTATATTGTGGGTCAACAAATTCCAATGCCTTAAGTGGATCCTTGTCTGACTTTAGCAAGTAATCATATAATTCACGCTTGACGAGTTTTTCCAAACGCTTTGTATGTCCCGAATAACCCTGTTCATTAAAGTACAATACACCGATGGTGTTATCAAACTTACCTGAATTGTATGAACTTGACCCGAAACGAGTATTGCTATTACTAGAGACACCGAACTTAGAACGACCATGATATACAGTTAAGTAAAACTGGTCACGAATTGCTTTTGCTTTTTTCATTTGAATTTCACCTGGTCGTCATCAGATAAACATGAGAACAATGTCAAGTTGTTTCCGAATTCATAGTTACGATACCATGCAGGGTCAATTCCAGGATATGTGTAGCCTGACTTTTTCACCAATTGCAACAACAGTGACATGGACAAGTCTGCTGGAACTGATTCTTTAACACGGCGCTTCTTACAACGAGTAGCCCAAACTTCTGATGCCACACTTTGAAAGTTACCCCAGTCACCAAACTCATTCACAACCGCATTCATGTATTGGAAAAATTTCTGAGTCTCTGCAACTTTTGTAGGATCAGTTGCGTCATACCAACCTTGTTCAGTAATGTCAGCCCAAATATTTACAATAGGCAATACTTCAATGTCAGCCAACGGCTCATGTTTTGCATAGTCTTGGTGATGTTTACAAATTTGTGTAATCTCTGCTAATGTCAACTTATTGCCACGCAAGAAACGGACAGCACTGAATGCACCTGCTTTGGAAGCATTACCTTCATCTTTAGAATCAGTTGGTGTCAGACCATGGGTCTTTAAGATATTGTAAACTTTTGCGGCCCGTTCATATTCGTGCTTAGTATCAGCAGTGGGACTATCTACTAATTTACCTGCTACTTCGTTTTGAAATTTAACTAAGTCATTTACTTTCTTAGTATAGCCACCGTTCTCACCCAAAAACTGTTCACGGCAGATGCTATAATCAACAACGCCGTTGTTAACAACTAGAGGTGTTACTTCTAATAGAATAGTAGCATCTTCCCAATCTTCTGGCTTGATACCCTTTACTAATCCTAGGCGAATGCGTTCTCGGTATGCGATGACACGATGCTGTCCATCAGTGATGCCATACATTTTGCGAACTGGATCCCATGAACCTTTTGGTGTACGCCAGTTGCGAGAATCCCATTCAACAATAATATCAATTACATGATTTTCATCTAATGGGCGTTGCACATCTACAACGAACATGCAATCACCTAAACGAACCTTGATTACCTTAGGTAAGTCTTTTTTACCTTTACGATTTTTCTTAGTGCGTTCTACCGCTTCTGCAAGGCGCTTTTCAATATATTCTTTTCGAGTATCAATCAACTTAAACGAACGATCCTGAATCTTCACAAATCGTTGTGCATCCGTAAGAGGTGCACAAACATCATGTGGGAGTTTGGTCGCTGGTACAGGACTAGTGTTTGGTGTCCACTTATCAAACTTAAATTGTTTATTTGATGACATGATTATTTCGTACCCTTTAGTTAATGTTGAGCCGTAAGTATATCACCATTCAGGATTATTGTCAACCTTTTGTGAAAACCCACAAATCTTCAAAGTTTCCACCGCGGGTTTTCTTTGCTTGTCGTGTACCCGAAATAGCACTCCATTGCACTCTGTACTGTTTGTCCAATTTTAGATACTTAAGTACTACATCTCGCATATCCTCGCTGATAGTAGTCATTTGTTTCTGTCTGTTAACATAGTTACTAATGACGAACCCAAACTTCGCACCCGGTTTCATCACTTGGACTGCTAACTTAACCGTCTCTTCCCAATAACCTTTCAACCATGATTGGTAGTCAGGGAAGCTAGTGAAACTTTGGTCATCGCTAGGATAGATTTCTAAATCAAAATAAGGTGGACTTAGTAACACAGCATCCACACTTTCTTTGTACTTTGCTACAAACCCATGTCTCTTGTCTAGTTCTTCACTTGGGCACAAATACAAGTCAACATTCTTTTCTTCTACCTCAAACAGTCCCTTGTCTGCATACTTTTTCCACTCATCGTGTAATAAGCTACCATTAGTGACTACATCAGGAATCACATCTGTTGCGATAAAGTTCTTAAACTTGCTATTGTAGAATGCAATCTGATATGCATTCCAACCCATCACAGGTGCGAATAGTGTTTCACCAGTAAACACTTCATCTAATATGCCTTTGTATGTTGCAGGATTAAAGATACTAGCACGATTGGCGCCAATCATAAAGTCTAACCAGAACTGACTTGGATCACCGTCATACTTACAGATATGGTCAAAGAACGCAGGACCAACCAGACTATTACGAACCTTGAAATCCTCGAACATTGCTTTCATCAAACCGAAAGTGTATTCGCTGTCGTTTGTGTATAGTTTCTTTGTGTTGTAAAAGTTTACAAAATTGATATTCTTGCAAATCTTACCATACTTGCTGTTTGTTCTGCCAGCAAATGTATCACCATTTAGAATGTTAGCATCTGGGATATCAAAGTAAAAATCAACTGATTCTTTTAGTTCACCATAACGCTTGAACCAAGCACCTAATGTGTTTGTCGCATCGGTCACTAGAATCTTATATAGGTTCTGTTTGTATTGATTCAATCTTTGTTTGCGATTGTCTTTCTTGCTTACCCTGTCAACAAAGGTATCGAGGTCACTTCTAACAACGAATGAACCTGAGCGATCCATAACATCTAATACGCAAATTGTGTCACAAAACTCTTGGAATGTTGGATTAGGTAAATTGAATTGATTGAGGAATTCTTGTTCAGTAAAAATTAAGTTCTTGGTCATAATGTATTCTATCATAAAACGCATATAGAGTATATCTATATGGTCACGTATTTATGCACCTAGCAAACCTTGATGAATAATAGCTTTTTCAGGCCAGTATGTATGAATGTGAAACTGTGGGTTGTGATTGTACTCGTCACCTACTCCACCCGAACCTTTCATTTGTAGATGAAAGATTGGTTTACCATTATGCTCACATCGTAGTGTACTGCCACCGTTGCGAGGACCAGTTATCCACACACAATCAGAATCAATCCAATCAACTAGAGTTTGAATATCAATAACTTGATATGACTTTTTCTTTTTGTTTACCCACACTAGATATTTTGCAGGCTTTTCGCCGTTCATTGCTTGAATCAATAACTCAGCAAGAGTTTTTCGATTTTCATTGAACCACTTTACTACATTCTCCCAGCCTGGAATATCCTCAGCAAACAAACGCTTGTACTTCTGTTGCAGTTTAGTTGGTTGTTTGCCAGTGAACCAACTTTCAAACTGTGTTTGGTCAGTGACACCCAACCATTGTTCTAACATTTTAGTAACATTGTCAGGTGTATTCATTGCCTTAGCAAAACTGCGTAGAGTGGGAAGATGTACTTGCGTATTCTTTTGACTACCATGTTTGATGCTGATTGGAGTTTCACCATCACTAGTGATACCAACTACATCACCCTTAGTAGAGTTTTCACCTCGTACTTCAATGTTATCGAAATTTAGAAATTCAATAAGATGGGTATGGAGAACAACATTGCTCTCCATTTCTTTACCTTCGTAGTATTCTTTACCTGCCATTGTTAACTTACTTCTGTGCGACCGTTACCAAGATCCTTTGTTTGCATTGTACGCAAGTCTCTAGTCTCACGGTTGCTTGGATCACTTTGATAATTTTCATAGACTTCTAAAGCCACGTTGCGACAGGTTTGAACCCACCATCTGTCTACGATATCATTGTCTGTATCAGTATCCTTGAATTTGTATCCTGCACGAATCAAATTCAAAACAAACTTATCATTGTAGTCGAGTTCAAATGTACCCGAATTGATATCATTCGGGTCAATCTCCATCTTAACTACTTGGATGTAGGGCTCACCTGCTTGAGTTGCTTTTTCTTTAGCAGTTAATTCTGTTTTCTGTTCTTTAGATTTGCGAGGTTTCTTTTCCTTCGTAACCTTTACTGGTTCAGGCTTCTTAAATGCACCTTTAATCTTATCAAATAATCCCATCTTGTTTTGCTTTCTCGTATAGTTTGTAGCTAGCCATGTTCTTAGCCTTAGATTCGCACATGATATCGAATTTATCTAAGAATGACAGTGCCCAAACATTTACTGCATCGTTCCAATAGTAGTCACTGTGTGCTCGTAATTTTTGTTTACTGTAGCCTTCGGCGATTAGCGCACCATGATTGGGTGCGACAAGTCGGTCATGCCCAACGAGTACATCTTCCCTAGATACACTGTAATGCATAGTAGGACGGCAACCGCGCCAAGAATCGATAACCCGTTTAACAAGGTCGTCAGTAACTTGTATATATTCGCCTTCCCTAATCCACTGATGATGTATGTCCAAGACCGTAGGTACGAGGTCACTGAGTGATAAGCAGTCTGTAAGTCCATGTGTATATTCTTCATTTTCGAGTGTTAGTGTGTTTCGTGCTTCAGGGGACAACCGACCGTACACGTCCCTGATGCCTTGTGGTCCTCTGCGACCACTGATGTGTACATTGATTTTGATATCCTGAAATGTCTGCCCATAGCCCATCCAACGAGCCATGTCAACATGATATTCAAATTCTTCGATACTCTTATTTACTACCTCGTCACGGTCACTTGCAAGAACTACGAATTGGTCAGGGTGAAAACTAAGGCGCACATTGTTTTGTCGTGCTGTTTCGCCTAGCGGAGCGAACCACTTAGCAAGCAACATTTGTGTGTTACTGTCTTGCCAGAAGTCTTTGTAGTCATCATGTGTATAGAATGATAGCATGTCAGAGGTAATACGCAACATGCGTAATTCATCAGGAAGTGTTGCCACCTTCTTGATTAGATTGTGAGTATTGACAATGTTTGTTTTGGCAACGTCAATTATCTTTTGTTCGACAATATCACGCTTGTTGCGATTAGCCCATGCCATAGTGGTACCGCCAGTGTTGAGTCCTTCAGCACTAGCAATCTCACCCTTCTTGTTAATCTCTGCCCATTTACAAGCAAAGCCGATGCGTTTGGTGTTTGTATTCATAGTCATACTATAACACATTATTTAATTTTTAGCAAGTCTTCCATGCTATAAAGGGTTTTCATGTATGGGCTAACATCTTCCAGTATACTAACCGGAAGGTCTCCTTGTCTACGAGGGCCAGAACTAATACTAAAGTCAACATCATTAACTCTACAAAACAAGTTAACCATTTCTTTGACTGTGTAGCCTACTCCGTGACCTAAGCATTCAATACTATTGCTCGGTTGTTCAATAGCTGTTTTCAATGCTTCACAAATTTCCATGACATGCACATAGTCTCTTACGCATGTTCCATCCGTACTTTGTTCATAGTCGGTACCGTGAATAGTGAATGTACCGGTATCAATTGCTTTGATAAGATTACTCATTAAACCATCAGGGTTGGTTGGTTCGAAACCATCAGTACCAATTACATTGTAGAATCTGAATGTAGTATATGGTACTTTCTTATAAGTACACCATTCACGCACACAATCTTCTGCTGCCTTCTTACTAGTACCATACGCACTCTTACAATCTTGTGCGGCACCTGTACTAGCAAACACAAAGTTCTTAAACTTCACTGTGTTCATCACATTCAGTGTACCGCAGAAGTTTGTCATGTAATAGTCAGTGGGCATAATCTCACTTTGACCTACATTGACCAATGCGGCTAAATGAATTACACAATCAAACTCAATACTGTTGGCCGGTACATGTTGTCTAATGTCGTGCTTGTAATGTTTAGTTACAGGGTATTGTGGTTTAGCTATATCCATACCATACAACTCATAGTCACCGTCTAGTAACTTAGATAAGTGACTACCGATGTAACCACTGTTGCCTGTGATTAAGATTTTCTTCATACGAATTCGAACAGTGCTGATCCTGTTACTTCCTCTACTGGTTCAAAGCTGGGGTCTTTTGTTAAGTAAGTGTCATCATCTGTATAGATAACTCTAAATTTATGTTTGTTAGTTAACACACTACGAATATCATCCATGCAAATTATCTTACGACCCAAGTTATTAATGTAATCTTGTAATTTTACAGTAGTCTCGTTGCAGATTTTTGCTGTGTTACTATTTGATGGCTTAGAAGTGAATAAGTTGAAGCACTCATTCCACTTATGAAATACTTTTGCTTCTTGTTGTTTAGCGTGGTCTAGTGAACCCAAGTTGTACCAAGTTTCTGCTTTTTCAAAACTATCATACAACTCTTTTGCTCGTTGAGCCATGGTCAACTTAGTACAGGTATAAAAGTAATCACCGTTAAAGTTACCTGTCCATCGTTGTTCTGATAGTACAAGTGTAGGTAATTGAATGTGCTGTTCATAAAAAGCCATGCCATAACTTTCAACTGTGCTAGGATTGAAGGCAATGCGACTTGACTTGATAAAGTCTACTTTCTCTTGTCCAATGATACTAGCACGGACATCATATTTGACACCCAGCTTACTTAGTCGTTCTTCAAACTTCTTCACACCGTTGGGGCTGGTCATTACTTTAGCAGGCAGACCTGTCTGTTCAATCAAGTCGATAAACAACTCCGGGTTCTTGCCTTCTTCCCAACGACCTACGAACAGTATGCCCTCACGCTCACCTGTGTACTCGGTTAACAAATCTTGTTCAGTAATAGGAATAGGTAAATGACAAACATTGTTTAATTGAATTCTATCTTTTAATTCAAGTTGATTAAACTTACTTTGTGTACCTACATATAACGAACCTATCTGTAATTGTAGTCGCATCATTTCGTTAGTATTCTTTAAGAAAGGATTCTTCGTCCAATTAAAGATTTGACTTTCTAAGTGTGTGTAACCAATGATTTGAATTACATCTTCAAGACCCATTGTGCTTGCGACTTGAATAGTTTCGTAAGTATTACATACCAACGCATCATATAAGTTATGCTCCAGTGCTTCTACAATCGCATTACGAAAGTTAGCCATACGCTCATAACAAAATGTATCACCATACATAAAGATATTGCTATGATTAGTGTATGGCAACGATTCTAATGGTGCTATGATATTTGCTTTTAGTGACTTAACAAACTCATTGTCTTTGGGTTCTTTGTCAGTGATGATATCAACTTTAATGTTGTATTCATCCATCAACTCACAAAAACTCTTAGTGAATTGACCAATACCCCCATGAGGAATCAATGTCTGACTACTTACCAAGAAACCAATACGCTTGTCGTATGTTCTCATTCGAAACTAGCCTTTATATTATCAATACAACGAGCTATGGTAGCTTCTACTAAGTCTATATCATATGTAGTTCGTGCATGGTTCTTGTTGATTTTTCTCATAGAATCAATGCATTCGCTGATAATCAAATCAGCAAACTCTTGTAGTCGAGGTTCACTAACCATTTGTATCTTTGCTTGTGTTGCGATTTCTTTAATCTTTTCTTTCATCATGTTCCCCACTCATTCTTAAATAACGGCACTTGCAATCTATCACTATAACGCCAGCCACGCTTCATTGCTGCCAATGCTACATTCTTTGCGTTCAATGTGTATACACTTTCAACACCACCGCATGGCATCAAGTAGACTGGGCCTTTGAAGCCGCAACGCTTGTACTGTTCAACTGCCTTTTCTGCTTCTTGTACATCTTCCTCTGTTGAAACCACAAATTTAAGGTATACAAAACCCACATCTTGGTATTGACGAATAACCTCAGGCTGTATTGCTTCATTCCAATCCTCTCCGCTTATTGATAGTTTAGGACTTACACTAAATGTAAGTGCGTTCTTTTCTCTATTGCGCTTCCACTCTTGGAGATATTGATAGAACTCAGTACTCAATTTTTGAGTACCATTAGTTTCAAATGTCAACTCTTTAAGAGCCTTCATTTTCTCGTGCGAAAGTAAGTCTGGATAGCTTCTTTGCCATCCAAGAAGAGGTTCACCGCCCGTGATAACCAAGTGCTCATCCAGCCAACGCCCATGAGGCAATGCATCAATAATGCCATCGGCAATATTATCAGTACTGAGGAGAGGACTAAGATGCTTGAAACGAGGATCCCAGCTAGCATACGAATCACACCCTGTAGACACAAGCGGTAAATTTTTATACTCTGTGATATTATCTGCATCAACTGTAAACCTTTCATTACTCATTAAACCTTTCGGCATGCCGAAACCGTCACACTTAAAATTACATCCATATGTTCGCAAGAACACACTGGGCACACCCATATAGCGACCTTCGCCTTGTATACTGTAAAATAATTCTGCTATTTTAATTTTGCTCATTTGTATTTACCAATGTCTGATTACACCTGCCACAATAAAACAATTTGTGATGATATATGTTAACACAATCACTGTTCTAATGCAAGCGATTCGGTCTGCTTCTTCGTCAGTAGCACCCGACTTTTCACCAAGGGCTTTTGCCCATAATCTCCAAAACTTATTCATGTTCTGTTTTAAATATTATATCCCAGATTGGGAAGAATAACCCAAAGTTCTTGTCCGGGTTAGTATGATGAGCCATATGCCATTGTCCTGCTGTAAATGGGTATAGGTTCAAGTCACTGTGTTCTAATTCTTCCTGTAAGAATGCTGCCCAAATGTAGTAAAACCAAAATATCCACCATGCATTGAATGTCATAGCAAATAGAAATGTGGGTATCACTTCTGTGAGCCACAAATCTATCGTACTATCAACTGTGTCATTGATTAGATACAGGTTAGTAACGTCCCAACCTGTTTTGTTTTCTCTGATGTAATTATGATGGTCGTTGTGAAATAGTAGAAATGCTGGATGTGAATGAACTGTTCTATGTATCCAGTACAACAACAATGTCCAAGTAAAGAATTGTACTAATTCAGTCACGCAAGTAAGTCCTCACACCATTCACGATGACCTTCACGGAAAGCCATATTGCTTTGGGTTTCACGAACCTCAACACGATAGCACCATAGACGCTTTGCTTCACCTTCGCCCCACATGTCAGGAATGTAAACACCGTTGACATATTTGTATAACATATCAGCAAGTGATTCGCAACCTAAACGAGGCAAGATTGTTAGTTTAGCCATCTTCTTTTCTTGTAACAATTTGAATGTTTCAAGTTCAGGATCGTCTTGTGCTACTAACAATGTGTGGTCAAATTGATCCTCAAGAATTTTCTTTAGTTCTTTCAATCCACCATAATCGGCAGCCCAGTTACGAACATCTAAGTCGTTTGTACCGAAATAGAACTTCATACTGAAACTATAACCATGAATAGTATTGCAATGACTGTCAGCACGCCACTGACGATAAGCGCATGGGAATGCGTCATGGTATTCTTTTGTACTTGTATATTTGTATGTAATTGGATTATGCATATTTTCTCCTATGTTAATTTTAGCATAGGCAGCAGAATTTGTAAAGCGGGGTGATGCTAAGACCGCTATCTTTATTTACCTTTTGTAGAATAGTATAGAATGGTATCGGCAATCAATTCACACCAATAAGGTGCTTCTTGTGTCGTGATTCTAAAGTCATATTTATCCGGGGGAACGAACATCTTATTTGTATCTTCGTACCTACCTTCAGTAATCGTATCTACCCACACTGTCCAATGTGCGTCTAAATTGTCACGCATTTCTGGCAATGGACAAATGAAGTCACAAATAACATACTCAACGTCCATTTCATCTGCTAGTGTACGCATACGAATACTTTGGCGCAAACGACCTTCGATTGAAAAATCCCAATCATCAAATTGTTTGCGAACAATGTCAGCATTGAGCCATCCACATCGTTTGTGTGCGTTTTGCAATCGTTCTAATACATACTGTGCTAAGTATGTTTTACCTGCACCGGGCAAACCCATGATTAAAATTCGTTTTGTCATTTGGTTTGTGCCTCTGCCACACGCTTACGCAAGCCGCTACTACTAAATGAATGGTCACGACTATTAAAAATGTGTTCAACACCTTTTTGACTACCTTCAGCACGACCAGTGAAGTCTTTGCTTTGATACTCTACGCCTAGTATACGAACATCAATGGGTAATATTAATATCAAGTCAATGAGGTCTTGTTCTGTTTGGTACACAACAATTTCATCGACATAACGGCATGCCGCCAATTGGATTTGTCTTTCAACAACCGATTGTACAGGTGCATTTTTAGTCTCAGGTCTATCAATTGTGGGGTCAGTTTGTAGCCCTGCAATAAGATAATCGCAATGATTTTTAGCCTCACTAAGCATCGCAATGTGACCAGCGTGTAGTAGGTCAAAGGTGCTGAATGTGATGCCAATTGTCTTGCCTTCTTGCTTTAAATGTTTAATCTTGTTGAATATCATCTTTTATATCAATAATTTCTTCCACATATGGATCTTCTTCACCTTCAAAACCCCATGTAAGTTCATATTCTTTACTAGCGTGATAATAGGTTTCAGTCCATGTATGTTGGTTGTTACTGACCTCTGCGGGCTCAAGTAGGCTAAAAAGTGTGAGCATATGTGTACGCTCAACACCTTCAAGTTTTCTACGCTGTTTGTAGCCTATCTTTTTAAGAAAGGCTATAGCTTCTGCTTTTGTCATTTCTTTAGAGTACGCCACATCTTCACCTGCTCATGCTCTTTTAAGAATTGTTCTTCGTCTGCAAATGTAGGACTATCATCCATGATTTCATCAATCAACCATTTGATTTTGTACAAGTCTTGCTTAAGCATCCATTGTACAAACCCATCGTTATAGTTGCTGTGCATTTCTACACCAGCCATATAGATTTGATGATGTACTGAGTTATAGTCCATTGGTTTACGATACCCCATTTTGTTTATCCTTACATGTACAGTTTCTGCCTTGATTGCAATTACCAGTACAATTACTAGTTGCATTCCAAGCGTTATTAACCATTGTTGTTAACGCACTCATAAATGGGTTAAGAAAATAACCAGCTATCAATCCATAAATGAATATTTCAATCATTTGCAACCTTTGTTAGCAATGTTTAAGAATTCTGCACGAGCCGCTGGATCTGTTTTAAATCCTCCGCCAAGTCTGCATGTAACTGTACTTGAGCCCGTATCTTCGACACCTCGTGACTTAACACAATAATGTTGTGCATCAATGAGGACTGCAACGTCTTCGGTTTCCAGAATATACTGCAAGCTGTGAAAAATTTGCTCGGTGAGACGCTCTTGGATCTGTGGGCGTTTTGAGAAGTACTCAACGATGCGGTTAATTTTTGATAGTCCGAGGACCTTTTGCTTAGGAACATAAGCAACAGTAGCCAGCCCGTCAATAACGACAAAGTGATGTTCGCAATTACTCTGGACTGAAACGTTGCGTTCAACGACCATTTCGTTATACTGCATTTTATTATCAACTGTCGTACATTTAGGAAATGCTTCATAATCTAAACCCCAAAAGATTTCATTGACATACATTTTAGCAACACGCTTTGGTGTTTCAGTTAGACTATCATCGTTCAAGTCTAATCCCAAGATACGCATGATTTCAGTGAAGTGACCTTCGATACCTGCAATTTGATCCTTGCGGTCGATGTTGCGTTTGTTGATTGGGGTTTCGACACCCATTTTGACTAAGTGCTCATGCACT